AGAAAGCCTACTTCTTATAGAACTTTGTGTAGTCTTCTTTGAGGAATTGTTGAAGCCCTATGATTTTTAAAGTCTTCTCAGCATATAGAGTCATTTTCCTGTTTGCTTGACCGGTATCAGTTTCACTTCCGGAGATCTGCCATAATAAACGGAAAGGTTTATAATACTTACTGTATAGAGTTTTATCTGATTTTAAAACCTTATTATAGGTATCTTGGCTTATTTCTTTGTAAACATTTTCATTTTTCTTCTTTACAAAGTACCTATAGAACTGTCCAAGCTTATAATCATCCGGAGTTGGTTGCGGTATATAACTCTGAATCATATTTTTTGCTTGAATAGTATTAGGATTTTGTCCTTTTAATCTTAAATACTGAACAATATTTTTATTATTCCAAGGGAATAATTCTGGATCTCCGACTAGTGGTGGATCGGGATCTCCGGTAAATAAAGCAATGTACACTGTGCTATTATCAACTGGATCTGTTGTATTTTCGTTACTTGTAAAAATTGGGGTAAGCTCTTCGGTGAAAGCATCATTTGGGGTGTTTCCAGTAAATACTTTCCCGGTATATAACTTGTAGTAGTATCCAATATATTCTCTACCTGTTCGTGCTATAGCATACTCCCCTCCACCGGTGTAAAGGTTCATCTGGATTCTACTTAATGGAATATATGGCATTATAGATCTGAGGTTAATTGTTTTTGTGCTATGGGGAACCCTTTTCTAACTGTCTTTAGAAACTTATCTAACTCAGCCTCCCATGCATTTTCTAGGTCACTATCTCCAGTACTGTTAGGTGACTGGTATAATTTATTACTTTCTGATCCCCAGAATAAGTCTCTAGATCCAAATCTCCAGGCTAGGTAAGCTAGGTATTGTTTATTCCAACCTTTTCCTTTATCGTCGTCGGAAGCTTGGAGTTGTTTTTCTAAAGCTTCTTTTCTTGCTGGGTTGTTTTTAATTGTGGTGAGTTCGTTCTTAAGTGTATTAATCGCAGAAATTGCAGCATTAATCTCTTCCTGGTATGGCGATACCTCTTTACCATTCTCTACTTTGTTAAATTGTTTAGCTGTATTCGCTAATCCGATATAAAAAGCTCCGTTGCCTTGCAAATTCTCTAAGAGAATGTCGATAGGGGAAGTGGCTGCTGGGGCAGTGGTAGATAGACGTTTTAATAATGCTATAATTTCCGGTACTGGTCCAATATCAACTTTTCCCTGCTTGAAGGAGTTATGCGTATAGGTTCCAGGAACGCCTTTAATTGCATTTGCTGATTCTGTTCCTTGAGGTGGGAAGTAATCATTAAAGTTATATGTAATTTTACACTTAGGATTTTTAGCAATAATATCTCTTAATATTTTCTCTAGTCCTATAAGCTGTGATTCAGGGAATTTTTCCCAGTAACTATACCCTTTATACGGAGCTTCTTTACCGTTAGCATCCACTGACTTAGATGCGTCTACTCCTAGAGTATATTTTCTAGCTTGTGCTAAAGTTTTTGTACCTTTTTTAATAGCTGTGTCGTCGTAAGTGTTTATTAATTTACCGCTTCTTTCAACTAACGGTCCAATATTAATAATTTCAATACCGATAGCAGTTTTATTGAAATTTTGGAACGGTACTCCTAATCTTCTAAACGGTTCAGCAGTAATACCTACATGGTTTCCCCATGCTTTATAATCGTAAAGTTGATCATAATTTCCGCTCTGCTCTAGAACAAAGTGAGTTGATACTTTGTTTGTTCCTGTATTCCAGAAAGCAATTGTGTTTTTAGCAGTTCCGGTACCGGCAGTGTGGTGTAAGAGAATAATAGATTTTTCTGTAGGTCCGGCATAGTAAATTTCACCTAGTGTGTTTTTCTGAATTAATGTTTGACCGCCTTTCCCTGGAGGACCACCGGGTTGTGATTTAGCGTTACTTCCGGCGGTTGCATCTACTAGATCATCATTCACTTCAGGCCATGGTTGAATTAGGGGTTCGCCTTTGATAGCAGGACCTAGAGTAACGCTTATAGGCGTTGTTTTAGAAGCTATAGGTATAGTTAATGTCTCTACTGTAGTTGTCCAGTAGTTGGCAGCTATTTCATGCTTGACATTCTTAGCTAGAAACGCAACCTTACCTCTGTAGGAGATAGGTAATATTCCATCTTCCAAGTATAATTTATCAAAAATTCGTATACCTGCAATACCTTTAAGTGTGAAACTTAAATTAAAAGGTATAAAGAAAGGTGCGGGTGTTGCTTGTAGTGTCTTTGTGATATACCCTAACAAGAAAGAAGCATAAGTTGAATTAGCTGAAGTTAAAGTTTCTATATTGTCTTTCTGTATTTGAAAATTTTTATAGATTTTCTGTAATGCGGTATCAATATTAGTTAATGTATCTTTAAATTTATCTTCTGGAGATTCAGTATTCTCTTTTGTTGTATTTGCACCGGTGATTTTTTGAGGAGTTATTCTGTCCAGTAGCCCTTCATTAAATTCTGAAAATGCTGTTGCATTTTCCCCAACCTGGTTTCCATCTGCTTGAGCTCCTATAGAGATCATAGAGGCAAACTCATTACTTAACTCTGACTGAAAAGAGAGATTTAAGAATGTAGTTCCACCGGTCTTATTAACTCCGTAAGGTTTTAACAAGGTGGGGGGTATATCAGCGGTTCTAATATGAGCACCTTCATCGTAAATAGAGAGTACCTTTTTACCTTCTGCTGCATATTCTATGATTCGAGTATCAAATTTATTTATACCTCCTAGAGCTTTATTTATACCGGATAGTAAGTTTTTAATAAATTCAATTAAGGGTGCATTTCCTTCATCATCAACTGTATTCTCAACTACTTCCATAATGTAGTTAAAGTTTACATAAACTTGCATTAAGTCTAGAAGTACATTCTTATTTTTAGTTCCAAATTCGGCAGGATGGTAGAGCCCAGCTTTGTGAGCGGGAAGTTCATCTAGTAGCTGATAGTGTTTTGAGAAATTTAAACTCTCATCTGGGAAACCTTCGATTGGTATTAAACAAATTAAGGGGTCTGCTGAGAATTGTCCAGGGAAAGTAACCATTGCAGTAGTACCTGCACCGGTTTCAATATCAATATAGGGTTTTCCTGCTGCGGTTTTTACTAGAAAATTATTTTTAAAAATATCTAAAAACCCTCCTAGAGTAATATAGTACTGAAAGTTTCCTAAATCTTGATCATCGTCTGAATCAACATCAAAGTTAATTCTAATAATGTCTTTGCTTGAAACTGTGCCAGTCCCTGCGGTTGCTTGTTGGGTTAAGGATTCTATTTTACCTGTTCCTGTCTTTTCTGTCCAAGATGGGCTTTGAAAATTAACAGCGATATCATAAAGTATTCTATGTATCTGGGAAGTATCTCCTTTAGTCTTAAGTTTAGATAGCCATGTATTATCATCTTTAGCATCTAAAAACCAGATATCTCCGATTAAGTTCCCTGCTCCTTCTAAAAAACTTCCAATACCTGTAATTGCAGCAGATGCAATTGTACCTACCTCCTCTCCGGCAGCGGCTAATCCTTGACTCAGTAAATTTTCACCACCAGCAGCTTCTGTTTCATTTGCTTGCTTTTCAGCAGCAGCTTTATCAGTGGCAGCTTGCTTATCTACCTGGACCTTTAAAGGGGTAGCGTTGTTAATTTTTAATGATTCAACAATAGATCCTTGGGTGATTGTTTTTACTGTTATACTGTAGGTATTATCTTTATTGAAGGTCCAGCTAAAATTGACAACTATTCCATGGAAAGCTTCGTAATTATAGTTTGTAGCTATTCGCTCTTGAGCTATCAACTGTGATATTTTTTCAGAATCAACACCGCCGGCTAAGAACTGACTTAATGCAGGGGAGGTTGGGCTATCATAAAAAACTATGTTTGTTCCGTCTGCCGTGTAGCTTGTATGTCCCCATTCTAATAAAATTGAGTACCCCGGTCTTAAGAATAAGGCTTCTATTCGGTTGAATTGCTCTGGGGTGTAACATACCAATTCTATATCTGCTTTTGCTAGAGCACCGTTATTATAGTATTCAAAAGTAGCACCTTGAATACCTGCCATCGGTCTATAGCCCATCTCAGAGTCTAGGTCGTAAGATCCCTGTAACCCTGCTCTTAATGCTCCACCCTCTCCTTGAGTACCGCCGCTAAGTATGGTATTTTTAGCAAAACTCGGATCTCCATTAACATTTACAGATGATGCTAATCGTAGCCAAGAAGTTGAATTTTGTGCTTGTATAATAGATGGATTCCTAGGACCTAGAGCGCTTCCTTCAAATCCTTTTGCCATTAGTTTTTCTCTAGCTTTAATTTGAGCTAGAACGGCTGGTTCTATAGAGTCTGCAAACAAAGCCATTTTATAACTGATTTAAAAATCTATATTCGGTTAATACTGCGGTAAGGTCTTGTGGAATTCTTATTTGAGTTCCTTCTGGAATGTTTAAGGAACCTTGAGTTAGTATTTCGTTAGCAATACTTATTACCCAGTATAAGGTAGGGTCTCCGTAGTATTGACTAGCTAATAGATCTAATCTATCACCTTGTGTAGTTATTACGTAGATATCCTGCTCAGACAAAGGAACTTGGGGGTATTTTACTGTGGCGTAATACCTTGGCCCGTTTTGATCTTTTAGTATTGTTATGTCTGAATATCTGTTCATTTATATTAATTTGGGAAATTCGCATCGGGAGAATCAGGAGGGATGATTAATGCTCCTGCTTGAACTCTTGCTCTTCTTGGATTCTTTTTTGCTCCGCCGTCATCACCGTATCCTTGTCCTTCTGGTCCTAGAGATATAAACTGTGATCCTAACTGCGGTACAAAATTGTGTATAGGTTTAAATGTTAAGTTATTGACATTTATTAAATGCGGCAACTTATTTCCTTGATTTAAATCTCTTCCTGTTTGATCTCTTCCTGTTTCCCAGGGTGAATCATCATTTATATTAAAATCTATTCCTTCTAGAATACCAGGAGTATTAACAATGTAATCTCCGATAGTTAATTCTATAAAGGTTCCTCTCATAAAGCCTCCTCCTGAGTAGGTTGGTGCCATCGCTGATGCTAGGTAATTTAATTTCTCGTACATACGTAATAATTCCGGTCTTGATTGAGCGTGAACATCAAAACTAAAGTTAAAAGTTCTGTCAAATCCGCCATATGTATAGAAATTCTCTCCTCGACCCATAAACTGCTGTTTATTCCACTCCGGTTTAAAGCTATCACTCATACTATTTAAAAATGCTCTAAATTGAATAAAAGTACTACTATTATTTGGATCAGCATTATAAATTCTAAAGTAGAAAGGTGTTAAGTCATCTTGAAGTGTTTGTGTTCCTAGCTTGGTAAAATTAATCTTATCAACTCCAACCCCTTTTCCGTCAGTAGCTTTACTTGGATCTATATTTCTAGCTATATTTTTCCACCCTGGATCCCCGCTTGTAAACGTTACTGGTCGATTATACTTAGTGTAGTCCCCTGCTTGTGGTCTAAGACTTGTTTTTTTTCTAAAATCTTCAGGTACAGTTACAGCTGTGTTTTGTTCAGGTACTGCGGTCTCTAGGGTAGTTTTATTAAAGAGTGTTTTAGGTGTGGTAGAGGTACCGGTAGAGAGGTTAGTTCCGTCTGCCTGTATGGTCCCAGTTTGGAATAGTAATTTTTGTGCTGGGTTTTTTATATTCTTTTTATATGTCTCTGAGGCAGGTGTGTAATAAAATTTTGCTTTCTTAGTTTTGTCTTCTAGAACTTGTTGACTATATGTAGTGCTTAAATTTGAATTAATCCCTAAGTTCCTAGTACCAGTCTGTACTAGTGCTGATCCTGAGATTATTAAAGTACTGTTGGATGTTTTTGCTAAAGAGTTTATTAATGAATATTCCCCTGTTGATTCATTCCTTGCAAACTTAGTGATTGCTTCTATTGAACCGCCAGTAATACCTTTTAAATCCTTGGAGATATAATAGATATAGTCTAATTCAACAGGTCTTTCTTGTCCGCTATTATATTTTAAATAATCAATTCGTAATTTAGGATCTTTTACTAAAGTTACATACCTGTCATACTGGGCGTTATTATCACCGGTTCTTTGATCACCTAATCTTATATGTGTAGTTCCTTTACCTCTAAAAGCTCCTGGGCCTCCAGGGTATGATAAAACATCAACTTGAGTTGATTTCATATCAATTAAAGACCCTTTAAGTTCTATTAACCTGTTTTTTTCTACAGGTAGGTTTTTTACAACATTAAAGTAAGTTCTATCACCTATTTGTTGTTTTGGAAGATGCCCTCCAATACTATTTTCAATTGCTTGTTCAATAGTTTTAAGAGGATTGTAACCTCCTCCGTTAAGAGCTCCTTGAGATACTTGAGTTCTTACTCCAGTTCTTGATAATTCAAGCTGCTTTACTGTAAATAAAGGGCCTTGAATTGATTTTAATCCTACAAGTAATTGTGTTAGCCTAGATACATCGTCTAGTGTACTTTCGGCTACTAATGTTCCACCGCGTAACAGGAAATCAAAACCCCCGGTATTCCCCGTCTGGGAGAGGCTCTTAGGTAGTGGTTTCTGTACAAACGGCTGTCCGCTATAGCCTCCTCCTACCCGATCCTTTCCGTACTTAAGCGACTTAAGATCGGTTTTGAGATCGACTAACGCCATAATTACTTAGGTAGATTATCTGAGTATTTCTTTGGAGTTCTACCGTTCAAATCTAACTGTGAAGTTTTTAGGTCCGGTCCTCCTAGTTCATGTAATTTTACTGGGTTATCAGAAAATTTACTCGGAGTCTTTCCTTTTAGTCCGAATACTGATGTTGCGAGTTTAGTTAAAAGGCTCATAATGTTGTTTTGTTATAAATATTAAGTTTTATAAGAACTTAATGCAAGAGCTTTCCCTACTGCTTGGCCATCCAATACAACCTTACCTTCAGTTTTAACTGCTGCGATTAATTCTTTTAAAAGAGCGACAACTTCAGTCATCTCCCCAGGTGCTTCTGTGGTAGGTTCGGGCTTTTTAGCTTCTTCTCCGCCTAGTGCTCCTGAAAGTGCTGCAAGACCCATTCCTGCTACTCCTAATGCTGTTAGTGCTCCGATTACTGGTAATGCTCCGATACCTGCAAAAGACATCGCTGCAAGACCGGCGGCTATTCCTAGAAGTGCGGGGCCTAAAAGTAGTACTGAGCCAATATTACTGGTTATTGCAGAGAACATTGTCACAAACCCATTGGCAATAGCGGTAATTATTCCCGGCACTGCTCCTAATACACCTATTATAATATTACCAAATGCTTCGATAGCCGGTGCGGCAAGGTTAAGTGCAAAACCTATACCCATTAATGATCCGACTAGTAGACCTAATCCAGCAGCTGCATATGCGAGACCCATCGGTCCCAATGCTTTCATAGCTTCTCCAAACGCTTTTAGTCCAGTCCCTAACGCTGCTAACCCTGTACCGGCAGGAATACCTACTGCTGCTAAAGCTAACATAGCAGGGATGCCGGCGACCATTGCTAGAAGGCCGGCGGCGGTTGGTATAAGGTTTAAAGCACCTAAGAATACTTTTCCGTCTGCAAAAGATTTTAATCCTTCTGCTAGTGCTTTCAAGCCTTTGCTTGCTCCTTCTCCTGTTTCACCTAATTTTTCACCGAGTGAGGGTTCCGGGGCAGCTGTTGTAGTTACGGGGGGAGGGCCTCCTCCTTGAGATGCTAATAATTCGTCTTTAGCTTTTTTACCTCCAAAACCTGCAAGAATTTGCTTATCTGATAGTTTCTTAGCTATGGTTTTCCCTATATCAGTTCCTTTTCCATCTTTTTTACCAAATATGCTCTTAAATATCTGTTTTGCAAATGATGCAGACTCTTTAAGGTCATCTTTCATTCCTGAGAAGAACGATCCTATTGTTTTTACCTTACTAAATATGTAAAGTCCTATTATGCTATACAATACACCGGCGTGAGATACTATATCTGCAAAAGCAGCAACTATTGGTGATAATGCATCGGCTATTTTTGTTAATGCTTTTTGAAGTTTATCTTGAATGTTAACTTGCTTAGTTGCTTCGAGGGTTTGCTCACCGTACTGTGCTTTAAAGTTTTCAGCACCGATAGCGTTTAATTCTTGGCTATAAAGCATTTTGCCCATTTGATCTGTCGACATTCCTAATGCAGATGCAGTAGCTTCTTGCTGAATTCTATTCATTTTGGAATATTTAGCAGCAGTAATGCCTTGGCTCTCTAATTCTTTACCTAATCCTGCTAGGTCATTAGTTAATGCAAGTTCTCGAGCTTTCTCTAAGTTTAGTTCTTGACCGGTTAGTAGTTCTGCTTCTAGTTCAGATTGAATTGATGATTGAAAGTCTGTTAACTTATCCGCAATACTGTTTAAATCTGACAACTCTAAGCCGAGTTCAGCAGCTTGTACTGTGGCTTCGGCTAGTGCAGCTGTGTTGAATCCAAATTGAGCTCCAATATCCTTAGATGTTTCCGCAACATCTTTAAGTATGTCTGATGCGTTGAAGGCAGTCTTATTTAGCTTATTAAAGTTATTTACAGTTTCGAATACCCCTTCACCTGCACCTTCTACACTCTTCCCACTTATCCTTGCTTGAACTGCGAAATTGCCGGCCTGCTCTGCGCTCAAGCCCATTTGATCTTTTAAAGCTGTAGCCTCTACTACTGCTTGAGCTCCTAAGACTTCGGCAGACATACCGATCTGTTTAGTAATTTCACTAAACGTTTCTAGCATATCACTGCTAGTCATATAAAAATTACCGGATGCAGCAGATGCTCCTTGAAGGGCATAGTTTAACCCGTTTACTTGAGCTTCTGTTTGACCGGTAGATCTCTGTATATTATTTAGGTTCTTATCTAATTCAAAAGCTTCTTTTACTACTGCTGCAAGGAATGCTTTTTTAGCAATCCCTTCTAACTCTTGAAGTTGTATTTTAGCGGCTTCAAGCCCGTTAGGGACTTTTCCTGTTTCTTCAGTTATGGCTTTCATTCTTGCTTCTGCAGCAGCGAATGAGTCAGCGAACGCTTGACCAACTACCGGTAACTGTCCTAAGGCTTTAGTTGCTTTCCCGAGAAAGCCCATTTTTTTCTCAATTTCGTTAAGAAGAGCGAGTTCTTTTTCTCTCTGTAATGTTTCTTTATTTAGCTCATCCGCGGCTAGTTCAGCTTGGATGGCTATCTGAGCATTTTTAGCTATGCTCTTATCCATTTTGTTAAGTAGGATGTCTCTATCCGTTATGGCTTTTTTTAATGCCGCTAGCGTTTTTTTATCTAACTTCCCAGTCTCTTCAGCAGTGTCTTGCATTTGTTGAATGGTTGCAAGATCTTTAATATTTTCTTTTTGGAGTCTTAAAGCAAGGTCATAATTTTTTTTGTGAGTACCAAATAAATCTTGGGTGTAACTTTTTGCTAAGAGTGCAGCTCTTTCTTGAAGTTTTTTGTTTTTAGAAATTTGTTTTTCTAATTTGTCTCTACTTTCAAGTCCTTTGTTTTGATTTTGAGAAGCTTCAGTAATTTTTTTACTTATGTTTAATGCAGTTCTATCTATTTCTAATACTCTACTCTTAAGGCCAATCTGTTCTTTAATTGTCTCACTAATAGAAAATAACATACTTAGATCGGCACCTGATGCTTCTGACGGTGGTGGAGAGCTGTTATTGTTTTTCTTAGCCATTTTTTATAAATATTTGCTAAGATAACTTCTGCATAGGCGGTTGTCCTGGCAGAGCTCCTTTACTAGGTTTAGTAAAATCAATATTAGTACTTGTTTTAGATCTTCCTTTACCTCCTGACCCTTTAGCTGCTTTAGCGTTTGCAGCAGCTTCTGCTTCATAATAATCTCTGATCTGTGAGAAAGTATATTTCCTCAACCACAAAGGCATATTGTATATTGTATGCCAATCGTACCCGCCTTTCCCATGAAAAACAATTTCATGGATTTGCTTAAAGACTCCTAATCTATATTGAGCTGCCTCAGTCGAGGTCAGGGTAAAGAAAGGTGGCACCGATAGGAATACCCACTGGTTGCTCCCCTCCTTCAGGAACGAAAGTCATCTCGATATCAGGCTGTACCTCTTTAATGAAATCTCTTAATGCTCTAGAATCCCTTGCTAGTAAGTAATTATCTACAAACTCTCTAATATCTTTAGACTCTCTACTACCGTTAACAGATGTAATCATGTGCTTTAACCGAGTGGTTAGTTCCGGACTTGCATCTTTTGAAATCTTTTTTAAACCTTCTAACTCTTTCTCGATCTTTCTTTCATCTGCACCGGTTAAGATTTTAAAAGTAACTTCATTACTTGAATGAGGTAATTTGAAAGCAAATTCGTTTACACCTTTAGTTACTAAAGATTCATTAAAAGGTTTTGTTTCTACTGTAGATAAATCAACTACTTGTTTAGTTCCGTTGTATGAGAATTCATAATCTTTGCCGTACCCTAAAACACGAGCTGCAACTAAAATTGCATTTTTATCCCCTACTACTAAATCATCGTAGTTAATCTTTGTAATAATTAAAGATTGTAATAATTTATCTACTACAATTCCTTTTCTAATATAGGATTGATTGGTTAGAATATCTTCCTCTTTTGCAGTCATGTATTTAATTTCGACTGTTCCGGCAGATAAGGGATTTTCTTCTGGGTAAAGTAGACCTTTTGATGGTAAATCAATAGTCTCTGTTGGCATTTTAAATTCTGACATATACTTATTTGTTATAACTGTTCTATTATAAATATATATGAATTAGGTTTATACGTCAACTAAAACGTAATTTCCTTTATAATTCATAACGTTTGTTGGTGACCAATCAATTTCATCCGGGTTAATACCGGCTTGTTCAAATGCTTCTTTTAGGTTAACTAAGAATTGTTTTAACTTATCTGATAGTTTAGGATATAATTCTTCGTCGTATACTAAGAAGTCTTCTGCTCTAGTTCCGTTAGCTGCAATTTCTTCTGCTTCTTGAGGTGCTAGCTGCTCGGCATTTGTCATATCAATAATGCCTGATTTACCTCCTGCAAGTCTTTCTACTTTATAGATAGGGATGATGCATGAGAAGGAATGGTTTACAAGTTTCTCAGCGTGTTCTAGCTCATCAACATCCGTAGTAAGCTTCTTTGTGTCAGACCCTTTTTGCATTACAATGCCATTATCTCCACCTCCGATTTTAGTATACCCGTCTTTCTCTAATTCATATTGTTTCGACTTTAAAGCCGGTGGCATAACCAGTTCGTTTAGAATATCTATGAGTTTCATGTAATAAAAAAGCCCTCTCTAATAAATAGGAGGGCTCTTTCTTTAAGGTTATTGTTACTTAGAAGTTCAATACTGCGTAGTCCATTGCAAGTGTTACTGTAATCTCCTGTGCAGCTGCATCTTCATCCCAACTTAAATCTGAGAATTTAGCTTCTGTAATAAAGGCTCCTTTTAGAATCCATTCAGAAACGATATCACCTACTGGGCCTAAGATATCAATAGTCAAGTCTTTTTTGTAGAAGTCAGAATAACCATCACGGCCAGTTACTGATTCATGGTGAAGACGTACCCACTCCATAACTGCCTGAGCACCTGAAGGGGTAATAGGATCGTAAAGGGTCATAGTAACATCATCCCATTTAGATCTTCCTTTTACTTTCCGCATTACGTTAATGTGGTTTAGAGTAATTTCTTCTGATGTATAAGTAAGGCCGTCGATACCTTTGATAAAGTAAGAAGGAATACCATCAACATACATGATAAATCTATTCTGTACTTTGGGTTCAAAGGCTGTGAAAAATATTTCGTTTGGATCTAATACTGCCATTTTATTTATGTTTTATTGTTTATAAATATCTGTTAAGTTAAATTAAGCTGGGAAAGTAGCTCCTGTTGGTAAGATATTAAAGTCTAAGTAGATGAATTCAGCAGTCTTAGTTGGTTGGATGTAGATCTGACCTACTAACTGGTTTCTATCAATCACATCTGCTGTGTTGTTAGTATCATCCATAATTACTTTAAATGCATAAAGACCTTGTCTCTGCTGTACAGAAGATAAGTAAGGATTAACTTGTGATAAGAAAGCATTTCTAGTTGCAATACTGTTCTGTTCGAACACTAAGTTATCGGCAACTTGAGAGATGTAATCTTTCAAAGTAATCAACAATCTTCTAACGTTTACCCGATCTAAAGCAGAAGCTTTAGTCTGCAACGTCTTCTGACCAAATACTACTAAGCCTTGGTTAGGGAAAGTTGCGATTGGGTTAACTTTTGCTTGATATAGAGTATCTCTTTCAGCTTGAGTCAATCTTCTTTCTGCTCTTACTGCGGTTGCAAGACCCCCTCTGTTAAATCCAGCTGGTGCAAACCATGCTTCGGCAGCATTGTCGTTGAATGCGAAAACTGCAGGAATCAAAGTAGATGCAGGGACCCAAACGATATTACCGCTATAAGGGTCAGGAGTCTGAACCCAAGGCCAGTATGATGCTCCGTAAGATGTATTTAAGTTGCTAGCTTGGCTAGTTACTGCAGTTACCGTCTGTGCATATTTTACTAAGTCAATAACGGCGATATTGTCTCCTCTTTCTTCAGCGTTGGTGATCATTTTGTTTGTCTGAGTAGAGAAGTCTGCTGCGTAAAGACCAGGAGCGGCGATAGTGTTGTAACTGTACTCATCTTGGTTAGCTAGTAATGCAAGAGCTGTTGTGTAGTTAAGACCTACCAGACCTTGTGTATTTCCAGATGCAATATTTTCGTAGAAGTTAGCTGTCATTGCAACAAAAGGTGTTCCTGCGGCACCACCGAATGCTCCTGATACTGCTACAGGGATTGAAGAGGTGTAAGCTGCTTTAGGTTGACCGTTATTGTCAAAGTAGTTAGGGGTTTGATAATTAACTGTCTTAACAGTTACGTACCTACTTCTATTTTCGTAAGATCCTGATGTCTGTAAGTATGTTGTTCCATCTGCATCAGTAACTACTGTCTGTACTTGATCTCCAATTACTCTTGAAATGTAGTTAGTAGCAGTAGGATCTAATGATAAGTTAGGCCAGGTTTCCAAAACAATTTTACTTGTTTCAGTATCATCTCCTCTTCTAATCAACAACGAGAAAGTTCCTGATGAAGTTGAAGGGCTTGTGATTTCAAATCTTAAGTTGTCAGCTGTTCCGTTTACTAAAGTACCGTTAGAGCCTGTAGCACCTGCACTATTCATCAAAGTACCTTCAGATGGAGTTTGTAACTCAAATACTGATTGTGTTTTACCACCGGCAAAGCCTGAGGCAGATACAAATGAAGATGATGCTGCGGTGTAAGATCCAGAAGCTACTCTAGTTATTAACAGAGTTTCACCACCTTGTTGAAAGTAGTTATAAGCTGCAATTGATGTGAAATAGGTGTAATAGTTAGATCCAGAAGCTACTTGACCTCCGAATTTGTTCTGATAGTCGCTAAAAGATGTAACCAATGTAGGTATGTTAACAGGACCTTTTGCTGCGGGGCCGACAATGGCGGCGCCAACAACTATAGGTTGGGCTGTTAAGAAAGACTGGTCATTCTCTCTTGCTAAAACACCAGGTGATAATAAAGTTTCTGCCATTTTATTTTAGTTTGTTAGATAGTTCTAATATAAATAGTAATTAGACCTTCAAAAAGCTATTAAAGATCGTTGATATTACTTACTGCTTCGGTGTTAAAAGACACCTTTCCTTTGGAGAAAAACTTCTTAGTTGCTACTAAATCCTTGTTAATAACACTTGGAATAATATACCCGTACATCTTAATATTAAAAGTTGTCTTAATTAGACGTTCTTCTCCTTGGTTAATTGTACTATTATCTGTAAAAGTATCGATTCTTGCTCTAAATTTAAATCTATTAGGATCTCCCCAATATGAATCAGAAGCGTAGTTAATTCCCTCAACGATTTTATTCATCTGTTCTACGTAGTAAGTCCAAATGATACATTCGTAGTTTAAAGTAACGTAATCCGGAATTACTACTGCCTGGTAAGCAGTTACAGGTTTTCTGTTATTTAATAGGTCAAAATTAGAATAAGCATCACCTTTTTGATAGGTTTTTCCTGCAATTGCATAATTTTGAGGATTGTTAGCATCTAATTTATTTCCGATAGAGTATGTTTTTTCCATTGATGCTCTTCTGAACATAATAATCGGACACATAATTTTACTATTTTTATCTCTATAATAACCGTCTTTCTGAACTGATTGCCATCTTTCAGGATTTCCGTAGATTACAGGTACCGGGAGAGTGGTTCCGTTCTGGTATACTTGCGGTTTGATTACGTTATTAAAATAGTAAACGATAGTCTCATCTAAATCACCAATACCAACTGTATAATCTTTCTCAGTATCTCCTTTAACTGAAATCTGTTCTGCTCTATAATTCTTAGCAGTAGCAGGATCGTTTTGATTTGCAAAAACGGGCAAAGGTACAACAGCACTGTTTGGATTATCCAAAAGAGGAGTCTGTTGAGAGATAGAAATTTCTCTCTGGTTCTTCGGTACTGGTTTCCTGGTCTTATTTGCCATTATATTCTTTCTTTAGTTATACCTAGTTTATCTGCAGGTACAAGGTGAGTTGAACAAACGATACTAATTGAAGAACCGAATTGATTTAGACCTTCAGAGTACGAGTATTCCGGTATCTTTCCTACAAAGTATTGGTTTTCTACAGTACCGTCTACTTCATAGTAGTTTTCATAGTAGAATATAACATCTCCTACTTCCGGTACTAATTCAAGGTCTCTTAAATCTTGCTGGAAGAAGGCAAAGGATAACGCTCTATTAACGTCTGGTCCATAAGCGTCAGTGCTCCAGGTTTGTTCTCCTCTGGTAATTAAGCAGTTTAGGAGAGCGGGTTCACTAAGGAATTTATCAACAGCCTCTCCGTACATATTCGTCTGTGAAGCTCCGAGAGTGACTTTATAATACCCTACCTGCTGAGTTATAATGTCTGGTAATAACTCACGGTTGATACTATTGATCAATAATACATCTCTCTGTCTTCCGAATAATGCCATTTATATCTCCTCAATTTTCTGTAATTGTTTAACGCTATACTTAAATTTCTTTAAAGTAGGAATGGTTGCTAAAGCTTCTTTTTTAATTAATTCAAAAGTCTCTTGACCTGGTTTTAAGCTAACTACCTTTAACTGGAGTAATCCTCTAGGTTCTAGATCTTCTTTATCTGTTTTATTATTCACAACAGTAACGTATCTCAAACCTCTGATTAACTGAGCGATATCAGTAACGTTGGTTTCGTCTGAGAATTCAACATATACCAAGGATTGGTACATTGAATAAGTTACTTCGTTTAATAGGTCTTGTAATTTCATTATCCTATAAATATTGGTTGAGGAACTAAGTTTAATTCCTTTTGTTTATAATCAGCTTCTAGAGATCTTCTTTCAAGTAATTTTTCTCTTGAAGTTTCTTCTAAGTAAGCTTTTAATTTATCTAAAAGCAAGTTCTTTTCTGCAGTAGCCGCAGTAATTAAATCTCCTGAGTTTAGAGTAACCTCTGCTCCTGGGATTGGAATGGTGCCGTACTTACCTCTAACATACCCAAGCATCTCTTTAACTAAGGATAAAGTGTATTCAAAAATCCACTGTCTTCCTATTGAATTAATCTGAGTATAATTTGGATTATTATAAGGTACGTTTGATACATTAGAAACTAATGCAGAAGAACTTGGCATAGTTGCAATATTCCTCTCTGAGTTTTTGATGTATTCAAAGAACATTTTTCCGTCACTTACAGTTGGAATTGGGAATAGTCTTAATCTATTGTTTACTAACTCAAAAGAATACTGTGACTTTCTAATCTGGTCGTTAAACTCAATAGCTTGAATCTTCTGAAGATCGTAGTTGATTGGCATCAGAAGGAAGTTGATTGCCGGTGAGTAGTTACCCCATCCAAAAGTATCTAGTAGGTTCATCATCCCTGTACCTGTTCCTGCATAAGGATCAAAGTAGCGGACAATGGCCGGTGGTGATTCGTAAAATACTCTTTTAATCTCGATTGTATCTCCGGGTGCTAAGGAAGCTGATGAGGCTGCCCAGGCATTCATATCGTAATCCTGTACTGAGGCTGTTGTATGAAAAGAACCTGTATACCATGTTACTGTTCCACCTACTCCTGCTTCTTCACCGTATTGATGAGACATTCTCACAATAGATGCAAAGTTTGGTTGAATTACTGAGTTATTAAAGCTAGACCCTGTAGTTGTTCCTTCCATAGAAAGGTAATCCTGTCTTACTTTAAAAGCATAGATTTCATTTCCGTAAGTTGTTACTGCTTCTTCAAATGCAGTATAGAAGTTAAGATCTTGTAATTCTATATCCACTAAAGGATACCCTAATCTCTTTGCACAGAAGTTTGCTACTTTATCGGCGTCTGTCTGAAACTGTACATCAGAGTCATAAAACCCAAAAGGAGTATCTCCGGGAGCAAAGGATGAGGAACCGGGCCAGATTGCAGCATTAGCCATATACTAATAAATAGTATTGGTTTTGCTTACTTGATTTGGGTCATTGTAAC